CTTTGTGTAGCAGCTCCTAGATCAAATGGTTCAGCCTTACCATGCATCCAATCCGCTTTAAACCCCGTCCAGCCACGAGCGCAGCACTCGACTAAAGCAGCTTCCAGAAGAATACCGGCCTTGCCAGCCTCCTTGTCAATCTTACTGATAGCTGAGTTGGTGATAGGCGCTTTTTTAGCTCGGCGCAGGGTTTGGAAGTCGCTCCAGACCTGCTCAGATACCGTTTCGGGACGATTACAGTCGCGATTAGCGACTATAGTTTTTGATGTACTGGTTAATGTTTTATGGTTATTGGTTATTGGTTGTTGGTTATTGGTTAGTTGAACGTCCGTTGAACGCCCGTTGCGCCTTACCTCTGCGGATGCCTTGCCCGCCCTTGATGCCTGATCAAGTTTTGACGCGTAATGCATTATTTCGCGGTCGGCTCTTTTGTTGATCCACGCGTCCTCTTTATTGGTAAAAAACGACTTCAGGACGAAGGCAACCTCGGCCTGATAATCCTTCATGCCAATCTGCCGAGCAACGTCCGTTATACATCCGTTCAACGGGCGTTCATGCAGATAGTATTCATCCAGCAGCTTGCGATATGCCAAATCTTCGAGCAGGGATAGGTTTCTTGTGTGGCTGGCGTAATCGCCAATATTGAACTGGTAATAGTGCACAACAATCTCCTTCGGTGCTGGCCTATCCGGTGAGATGTTCCGGGAAGTCGGCACCCTTGACGGGTTTTAAACGGTCAGATAGACCAGCCCGAAAAAGACTGTTTTCTCTGACTTCCTATGCGCCTCTCACAACGCATTAAAATCATATTACCTACCCTCTTTTATTGCAAGCATTTCATTACGCAGCTCAACCGCGGCATCCACGCCGCGCTTCTGCCGGATCTTCTCTAAGTATTCTTTCCGATCCTTTCGCGCAAGCACCATCCTGGCCTCGCACTCCAAGCGCCATGCCTCGCAGCTCGAGCAGACCACGCGACCGTCGCGCAGCAGCACTGGCGCGGTCTTGATGTAATTACAACTTAAGCAATCCATGTTTTCCCAAACAGAACCACATGGCAAGAATGATGCAAACTGCCGTTTTTTGTTTCGCCGTTTTTTAGCACCACGTATTTAGTTCCACTTGGTGTTTCGCGTTTAATTTCTATCATCGTAAATTCCTCATTTGATCGTAGCAATAGGAATCTATGACCGACGGGAACATGACGAACGCATACTTGCGTGTTAGTCTTGCACTTATTCCGATACTCTCGCCAGTCCTCAACTCTCCATGTGTGGGTATCATTTTTCACTAGGCACCGCCAGCTTCTCGCCGACCGCAGCCAGAGCAGTTATCAAATGCGCCAACTGCGTTCTACCGATGTTCGGGACTCTCAAAATTTCTTTTTCTGTGTACGCGCAAATGTCGGATATAGTATACAAATCTTCTGAGAGCAAAGCGTAGTGCAGGCGCGTTGATAACTTCAGTGTCCGCATGTCGCTGTTGTTTCGTTTTTCGTTGAGAGCAGCCAGGTCTATACGCTTCTGCCGTTCAATCATCATATATTCCGCACATTGCCAGGCACTGGCTGCGACATCCATATAATGCGGTGACGAGTTTGATAAGCGCTGTAAAAGTGCAGCCATCGCCGCAAGCGCGAACTGATCTTTGAGATCATCCATACATTTTTTCGTCTATTTTCAGAGCGCCTTTTGTCATAGAGTAAATGCGCCAGGCATTGACCTCTGGAATGACTGCTTTCCACGCGGTGACCGCTTGAGTGCTCAGTTTTAACGCCTCCGCAACAGCCCGAACCCCACCGAAATACGCAATAACATCTGATTTAAGCATATCTAACCCTTTGATTTAGTTAAGTTATAAAATACTTGCAAATACTTGTTGCAAATTGATACGGACTGATTATAATCCTTTACATACCAGCTTGTAAATAAACCTTCACAAGGAGAAACAAAATGAGCAAAGCAGAAATGAAAAAAGAATTTGAAGCCTACTACGCAGACTTGAAAGCAGATGCAAAGGCAAACGGTTACCGCGTAAATAAAGAATTTGAATGGGAAAGATTTCAAGAACTGCAAGCATCTTGATTCCCCTGCCCCTGCCAACGCGGGGGTTTCGGAATACGCAGCCGGAGCGAGTCCGGCAACAAAACGGAGAAGCAGAATGAAAATTAAAATCGTAGAAGCCAACCGCACCAAAATCGACGCGCTGTTGCAAGAAATCAACGGCAAGTCGGTGTCACACACCGCCAGCGCACAGAACATTATTAACCTTGCTGAATTTATGGAAATGCGTCTTGAAAAATTTGGCATTGCCAAAAAAGATCGCAGCGGTGCAATTGCATGGGGGATGTCCGGTGGCAGCGTGCCGACCGCGTATAAATATTCGCGCATCATCAACACTTATACGATCGAACGCGGATCTTCAAGCTGGTTTTTAATTGATGCACGGCGCGACGAAATTTATGGGAGCGCAAGCAAAGATCATCTCAATCTGACAGCCGCGCAACGCGACATTGCGGTGTCAAAATTCACAGCGCAGTTTTCGGTGCAAGCGGTTGCCCCGCGGTAGCAGCATGATCCGCGAACCCTGCATGTGCGGAGCCACGGACTGCCCGGTCTGCGGCCCGCTGCAAGGCTATTCAACCAGCCCTGCACCTACGGAACGAGACTACGAATTGGCCTTGGAATCAATCGTAGATACCGTGATGCATTACGGAGTCTGGCCACAGCCAAAAAAAGGTGAGTTTAAAAAACCGCAGTTTGACCTCTATCAGTTTTTGTTAGAAGAGCGCGACGCATCATATTTTCTTGAGCTTTATCTGGGCTGTATTACCTGTTCCGACGTGCGCGAACGCACCAGACGCGAGCAAAAAACAGTCACAGAAATGCTGATGAAACATTTCAGGGACAGCGAGTATTCTTACATATTGGAAAAAGTCGCATGTGAATATGCGGAGGACATGGCATGAACTTTTTAGAAATAGTCGGCGCTACCGTTTGCGGCATTGCCACGATGGTTGGGGGTTGGTTTTGCCTAATTGTTCTTTTCTCGTTTTAACCTAAAGGATTTTATGAATAAATCAGAATCAATAGCAGCACTCGCGGCAGCACTGGCAGCAGCGCAAGGATCTATGAAAGGCGCAGTCAAGGACTCTGCAAACCCGTTCTTTAAAAGCAAATACGCGGATCTGGCCTCGGTGGTCGAAGCCATCCGGGTTGCCTTTTCCAACAACGGCCTGTCCTACGTTCAGACCATCGAGCCCAGCGACAAAGACGAGGTGCGCGTCGAAACCACAATCTTGCACTCATCCGGGGAGTGGATTGCCTGCGGTGTCCTGTCCCTGCCGGTTTCAAAATCCGACGCACAAAGTTACGGCTCGGCTCTGACTTACGCCAGACGCTACAGTTTGAGCGCAGCGACCGGAGTTGCACCGGAGGACGACGATGGTAACGCAGCCAGCAGCGCAAAACCACGGAAAGTTATGGATTGCCGGGCCCACATTGCCGCGCTGGAAGCTGCGCCCACGCTGGACGACCTGCAGGTAGCGTTCAAAGCCGCCTACAAAGCCGCGCAGGGAGAGAATGATACGGTAGCCATGGCAATCCTTACCGGCGCTAAAAACGCCCGTAAAACAGCGCTGGCGGCAGCATGAAAACCATAGACGCAATCCAGGGTACTCCCGAATGGCTGGCAGCCCGCGCTGGTCGGGTTACAGCCAGCATGATTTCTGCGGTGCTAATGAAACCTGAAACCGCTGGATACCGTGATTATCAGGCGCAGCTCGTCGCGGAAATCCTGACTGGCAAGCCACAGGGATCTGATTACACCAACGCAGCCATGCAATTCGGGACTGAAACCGAGCCCCTTGCCAGATCAGCGTATGAGGCCGAGACAGGCTTCAATGTTGACGAGGTAGGGTTATGCATCCATCCGAATATAGACCGCGCCGGAGCCTCGCCTGACGGTCTGGTGGGGCAGTCTGGGTTGGTAGAGATCAAGTGCCCCAAACCTGCCACTCACCTTGCAAACCTGATTGCCGGAGCTGTCCCGGCTGGCTACAAAAACCAGATGATGTGGCAGATGGCGTGTACAGGTCGGGACTGGTGCGATTTCGTAAGTTTTCGGCCTGACCTGCCGGAGAACCTGCAATTGCTGATTGTCCGGTTCAAGCGCGATGAGAAAGAAATAGAAAGACTGGAAACAGCGGTTAATGCTTTTCTGGTGACAATTGACGTAATGATTAACAAACTCAAAGGATATAAATAATGCACGTTTCAATAGTTTGGCATGACAAAAGTTTCAACATTCTTTTACATTCAAGCGAAGGTAAAGATGCGTTTCTTGAATTGAAAGGTTGCCGGATTCAGCAATCTCAAAAAGGCGAGTTTGTATCTATGCCTAGCACTAAGAATGCAACGACGGGAAAATATTGGAACCACGCGTATATCAATCAAGCGTTTCAATTAAAAGTTTTAGACCTTGCAAAGGCATCGCAGCCTAAACAAGAAATTGAACTAAAAACCTTTCCTGATCTTGGCGAAGATATTCCATTCTGAGAAGCTAAAAATGAATAAAAAGTCACCAACTCTGGTTGATATGATTAACCATCCTCCACACTATACCTCTGGTGGCATTGAAACTATAGATTTTATAGAGGCAAAGAACTTGGGATATAACTTGGGCAACGCCATCAAATACATCGCCCGTTCTGGCAAAAAGGGGGATGCATTGCAGGATTTGCAAAAGGCTATTTGGTATCTTAACCGAGAAATAAGGAGCTCGAAATGAGCAGCAATGCCTTTGCACAACTGGAACAAGAATACAACGAGCGCGAAGATTATCTTGCGATCCGCGCAGATGAAAGGCAAGTCAAACCTTCTATCGATCCCTGCCCGTTCTGTGGCCACGACGACATTGAGGTTGACGAGATTGAGATCGGCATTATTGCGATCTGCTGCCCTGAGTGCATGTGCATTGGGCCTCACCAGGACGGAAGCCAGTCCGTAGAACTGGCTATCAAAAAATGGAACCGGAGAAAATGAAAGAATTTAGACTTAAAGTCAGCATTCGCAATAATCTACTTCTGTCGGCAATTGAGGCGCAGGGTTACGTTTCGGTAGCCGAATTCGAGCGGTCTTGCGAGCTTGTTGTGGGCAGTATAAATAATCTTGTTGCGATGCGAGAAGCACCTATTTTGCAAAACGGAGAGTTTTCGCAG